GGCTTGGTTGATGCTTTTGGCCTTTGGGTCTGCCGCGACAATCTCGCTTTCAATCATCGTTGCAAGCTGTGTGATGCTGTCCAGAACCAGCGTCTTGTGGTCATGCTCTTGCGTGGCCAAGGCCTCAATCGCGTCCAGCACATCCTGCACAGTTTGCGCCACTGGGAACATTGAAACGTTCTCATTGCCTTGCAGCGATGCTGTGCCGTCCTCGGTACGAATAAAGACAGGCTTGGGAAACATTGCCGCCAGCGTTGTTTTGCCCATGCCGCCCTCACCAAAAAGCGTCATAATGACAGGCCTTTGGCCCGTCGGCTTGCTTAGTTGTGATAAATCAATAGCCACTGTCGTTCTCCAAATAATCGCGTTCTGTTTTTGCCACCTCAATCGCGACGCCTAATGCACCGACGATTGCCTCGGCTTCTTCAACCGTGAAGTGTTCCAAGTCGGGTTGTGACTTACCAATATTAGTCGTCGCAATCGCAACGGAACCTCTGCCCTCACCAACTTCGATCATAAAATCTTGACCGTCTGCGGCTTGTATTTTGATAATCATACCAGTTTCTCCACTTTCTTCATTTCCCATCCATATAAAACAACGGCACCCCGCAATTGGGAACCGCTCAAGTCGGCATAGCGTAAGTCGGCACCCCGCAAGTCGGCACCCCGTAAGTCGGCATTGCGTAAGTCGGCATTGCGCAATTCAGCATTGCGCAATTGGGAACCCCGCAAGTCGGCACCCCGTAAGTCGGCATTGCGTAAGTCGGCATTGCGCAATTCAGCATTGCGCAATTGGGAACCGCTCAAGTCGGCATTGCTTAAGTCGGCATAGCGTAAGTTGGCATAGCGTAAGTCGGCACCCCGCAAGTCGGCATAGCTCAAGTCGGCACAAGCACCATCTTTATCACAACAAACCAGCCAAAGATTATGCTTATCAAGGATGTTTTTTAATTCATATTTATCCATCATACCAACTTCTCCACTTTCACACCGACCTTGCCGGGTTTGGTTGTAAATGCCTCAGCAATGGTTGCCCAAAGCGTCGGCTCATTTTCGGCAAGATACTTCATGCCCTTTGCGTCGGCTTTCGGAACCATCGACACGGGGTGCATGTTTTCCGGCAGGCGGCCCTTAACCATATCCCAAGCGCTCGCATCAACCGACCGCGTAATGGGCTGGTTCAATGTGACCTTGTAGTTTTCGGTTTTGTGGGTGATGGCCCCTTCGTCCTTGGCTTCAAATGCCGCGACGATTTCAGCCTCAATCTTGATACGGTTGCGGTTCGCAGTCGTTTCAATTTGCTTTTGCTCCAGCCAATCGGCCAGCAGTTGATCGGTATTGCTCATACCATTCTCCTTTTCAACTTCTTCAACACCATTGACGTTACCCCCGCTCTTTGACATGGTCAACAAGAAATTTCACATTGGGGAAAATAATATGAAACCGCTCGAAAGTATCGCCGCCCGACTTCACGGCATGAATCTCGCCTACGTCATGAAGCAGACAGGATTAACCTACCCGACCCTGCGTCGTATTCAGCAGGGACGGGAAAACATCCACGTCGGCACCTGGAAGGCATTGTCAGACTTCTTTGAGCGTGAAGATCAACTTTGAATACCCCGATGGATAATGGATGGGCGGCCCTTGCCGCTCTCCGGCTTTACCACCAGCCGTTCAATCTCATAGTCCTCAACTACCATTGCTAATAGGCCATCGCGCTCGTGCTTCTTAAGGTTGCCAAGGCGCGGCACTTTCTTGAGCAGTTCGGCCATCTTCACCCCTGCGCTGCCCGACTTCACAATCGCGTCAGCCACCAGCTTGCGCAGGCCGTCCGTATCTCCTTCGGACAAGTTCACATCCATGATGCCAAGCGTCTGCGTCAGGTAGAACTCAACGTAATCAATCGCCCATTGTGCTGCCGTTTCTGTGATTTCAGCATCGCCCAGCGACACCGCAACAATCAGGCTCAGGCGCATAGCTATCTCGCGGCTGCGGTTCATCATATCCGCAATCATTGGTGTCGATTCGTTCTGCCGGTCAACAAGGGTTTGCTCATAGGCATTAAACAACCGCCGCGCTGCCCCACTGAACGGCACAAGCACCGGATCAGGTGGAAACTCCGCGCCATTGTCTTGCAGATTGCCGCCATTGCCCTCAGCAACCGACACAGCCTTAATCCAGCCCACCACCGAGCCAGGCACATCAATGTTTTCAGGAACCCGCGATAATTCCCGTGGCCGCTTGCTTTCGACAATCAGCAGCCGGTTTAAAAACCCGCTTGCCACGTCCTTAGCGCCGATTGCCTCATAAAATGTTTCTGGCGTCGTCATGCCGATGATAGTCAGCGACGGGGACTTCACCTCGACTTGCAGTGCTTTCTTCTGACTTTCCGTTGCCATCATCGTCGAATAGCCCACATTGCGTAATGTTTTGATCTGCCGCCCCCATGCCTCCATCAGCATCGTCAGCGCGTCCTTCTTGTGCTGATTTCCCTTTGCACTGGCCGATGCCAGCATTGAGCCGAACTCATCAATGACAGCAATGTGGGCAGGCTGGTCGTTCAGCGTGGACAGAACCCCGCTTGATGACGTGTAACCGCTCGGCCCCCGCAAATGCATGGCCCCTGCCGCTTCAAGCGCATCCTCAACCACCGTGTTGGCATGTTCTTTGCCTGAGCCTGTCTTGCCAACATTCAGAAAGTAGAGGGATGTCATGTTGCGGTTGTCAGTGATAAACCGACGTCCCATTGACACCGAGCCGAGCGCCAAAGCCGTCTGCACATCGAATTGCGGCTGTAGCTTGATTGCGGTCTTTCCGCTGTAGGCCACAAGGTCGCCCAAAACGCCCGGCACTGTCAAAAGGTGAGGCGGTATGTCCGCCACCACTTCCTTGCGCCCCATGATGCTCTTTGCCACCTCAGCGCCGTGCTGCATCATTGCCCTATCTTCTTCCGACGGGCCTTGCGGCAGTGATTTTATCTGGAGCAGTTCAGCCGCTGCCTTCACCGCGTTCGATACGTTGCCAAGGTGCTGATACTGGCAGAACACTTCAAAGGCGTCGAAAGCGTGGGCCGCATCAAACGGGTCGGACGCGTGGTGGCTGTATGCCTTCCCATCGTCAAAGATTACAACGCCGGGGATCTTGGATGTGGATGACGGTGACAGCCAGCGATTACCGAACTGTTTATATCCAGCCTCCGTCAGCGCCTGCGCCATTGGCGTGGCATCATTGTATGTATCAATCACGGACGTTTCTGTGCTTTCAATCCGCCTTTTCTTTGGTGGTGGCCGAAACTCCTCAACCCGCTTCCAAGGGCATAAGTCCGCCATTTGTGGCCGAAACCTGTCCCACTCATTCCAGATGGTCAAAAGTTGTGCCGGTATCGGGCCGATCTGGTCGAACGGGACGCCCGCCCATTGATACGGATTGCCCGTGTCGGGATGGATGGAAGGCGGCAGCACGTCCTGCACCGAGCCTGCCCGCAGCTCAAACACCACCTCGCGCAATCGCGGGTCGTTCGGAGTTGGCCAGCTTATCTTGCGCGTGCTGAGGTTCTCGCCATCTGGCGCCAAGAACAGAACCTTGCCCCGCTCAGGCCGCCCGACAATGCGCGGGGCAGTCGCAAGGATGTGGTCAAGGTCGATGTTCAGCGCATCAAAGATGGTGCGCGTGTTTTCCATGTGGTCAATGTCGAGCGCAACCGTGCGGCTCATCGAGTGCAGCAGCCCGACGTTGTGGGTGGGGTTAAGCGCCCAGAAGTCCGGCGGCGTGGGCTTGGTTTGCCAAGAAAAGGTTTGTGGCGCTTTGCTGCCAGCAGGTATGGCAACCAGCTTCCAGCCCAGCGCATCATAAGCATTGGCATGTTCGTGGGTATCTGATAGGGTTTTGGTCATTGGAACCGCTCCTCCCTTTAAGGTTTCAATCGTGCCCCAGACTGTTAGCGCAGTGCTGGGGCTTTTTCGTGGTCCCTTGGTAAGCGACTAAAATCCAAACGTCAACGTCGAAGCAAGTCACGAGTTTAGTCGGGCCTCGACGAAAGCCTAAAATTGGCACGAAAGAAGTATTCTTTCGTTTTGGGTTACGAATTTTATCAAAGCCAATGAAACAAGGGTGACTGTAGTAGTAGTAGTATATATAGGGGATATTATTATTATATTAGTATACACCCACCCGCGAGAGACAGACAGTCCCTTAGGGTACCT